TCGCAACAAATCCTTCTTGACCTGTTACTTCGAATCCTTTTGCTGTTTTGAGTAGTGTTTTAATACCACCAACTTTATTTAATTTGTCTATGATAACATATTTCATATCAACCATCAAATCATATAGAGTAAATATAGCTTCGAGTTTTTTCGTATTACCTGGAGCTGCAAAGATTTGTAATGCTAACGTTGCTTTATCCATTTGTGTTTTCTTACCAGCAGGAGTCTTACGCTTATCTGCTTCTTTCTTATAATACTGTTGTATGTATTTTTGTAAATCTTTAACGAAAGGTTTGACCGCGCCAATACGTTGACCATCGCGTACCTTTGTATTAATAAAAGTATTTACCTTTTGATTTAAATCTGCGTTTGTTCCGAGTTCGCCTAGAACCTTAGCATCTATTGTTCTAAACAATGTTCCTGCTTTACTCAACTGAGCAGTTAAGGCTTTGTTCTCTGCGTCGGTAAATGTTGCCGTACCTGACTTATCTTCGAATGTTGCGTCTACGTGCCAGACCGATTTAACCTTGCTAAGTTTTGTTGAGATCGCAATACCAAAACTTGCAGACATTGTTTCAAGAGTTGATCCTGCGTATGTTGTGTGCCAGACCACACCAATCTTTGATCCTGAAATTGTCTTACCGAGTCCTGATGCTTTAGGTACCGCGTAAACAATGGTATTAGGATGGAAAGTAACACACGATTCTCCATCAATATCTTCCGTTTTAAGATCGTCATCCGTATATAAGAAATCACCTTGTACTACTCCACTTATTCCGAGTTTAGCGAATTCTTTTAAAGCAACTTTAAATTTGCTATTGAGTTCACCACTCAGATCATTATCAATTTCTGCATTTGTTTTATACAGCTTTGGAGTTTTATTAAATACTCCTTTCTTTGCCACGAAGAACTTTCCATCGGAAGGATCAATTCCAGCAAATATAGCAGGAGCTCCGTCCCACTTTGTTGTAATATTAACAGGAGCCTTAGTATTACCTGATAGCATATCGCGAATATTACGAATATAATTAATTACGTTTCTTGTTCCTTTTACACCGCCATCGAGAACCGCGTCCTCAAGATGAGTCATGTGTAGGTTTGCATCGGCTTCAGTTATATAACTTTTAAACGATTTCATTTATTTTTCAACCTCAGATAACCTTTATGTTTAAAATCTAATTCTACTTTCTTTTTTACAATTCCTGCTATATCGTTAACCATCTTAACATCTTTGCGTTGTACATCTTTCGCTAACTTATTCTTAACATCTTTTAGAATAATATCAAGAATGTTATCTGTGGCCATAGCAAGATCAGCTTCAGATAGGTATTCTTCTGAGTAAGACTTAATCCATTTCTTTGCTTTAGGATTTACGATAGCAGACTTAGAAAATTTAGTTGCCCACTTATAACCATCTGTAATATTAGATTCGATACTTGCGCCTTCTGAATTATCAATAATAATAAAATCGCGGCCAAACATTTTCTGATATCCACCAATGTTCTTTTGAACATCTTTCCATAATGTGGTGACTTGTTGAATAGGTAGTGATCTTGGTCTTGCGTCATTACGAGCAATCGCAGTATCTAAATCCGTATTAACATATATCATCCCTACATCATAACCCAAGCTTCTTAACTCTTTTGCTTGTTTTTGAATCTTAGCAGCGTTCTTACCTGTTCCATCAATAACTAATCCTAAACGACCACGTAAATAACCAGTCATTCTTCCTGCTGTTACTTTCTTTGCTTTATCTCGAATCTCTTGTCCTTGAGTTGAAAAGATAGTATCAGCATCCATTGTTAAACCAGCTTTATTCATTGCTGCTTCAAATGCATCATCTGAATTCACAACTTTGAATCCAAGAATGGGTAATGCAGTTTTTCCAACGACATATGATTTACCTGAGCCAGGACCGCCTGCCAAAAAGATTGCTTTGAATATCGCAGGATCGTTTGGTCCTTCTTCAATATAATCTTTATAACCTTTTATCATAACGAAATTACCATTGGAATTCCGATTGCACTTTGTATCTCAACTCCCATAAACTTCATTAGAGAGGCAAACATTTTCTTTCCCATCTTTGCGATCTTTTTAAATACAGCACTGATCTTAGCAAGAACATTGGCAACTGCGGCTTTAACTTTATTTACAAATGCCTTACCTTTATCTTTAGCCCAATCACCAGCTTTCTTTAACATATCAAGTGGACCTTCTGATAGGAAGTCTTCTGTTAATAATAAACCGTCAAGCTGTTCCATTTCAGATAACACAATACCTCTTAATGTTTCTTCTTCTTTAATACCTAAACGTAATGCTGAATATGCAGGGGCACCACCGCCACCTGATTTAAATGAAACGACAGGTTTAACAGTTTGTGCGTATTTAATAATAATGGGATCTTTAATACTATTGATAGGTTGAACTTCAATACCGCCTGTTAAATTAAACTTACCTAATAGGTTAGCTGCGGCAGGAGAACCTGCACTACCAAACTTATGATTACCAGTTGCTGCCTCAAGTACAATATGTTTACTAAATAAAGCATTGACTGCTGTATCTTGATTAATAAGGCCTTCGAGCATTTTAGTTAATTCTCTATTACCTTTATCCTTTGCTTGGAAATCAATCACTGCATCAGTCTTTACACCAGCTTTTGATTGTTTACGCAAATCACCAGCAGTCTCTCTCGATATTAGAGATGACATATTGGTTTCCATTGTACTAACAAGTTTAGCTGCCATTGTTCTATCTTCGCCCATTTCCGACATTGCTGCCTTAACAATTGCGATAGCTTCTGATCTAGTTGGTGAAGCAAGCTGTGATCCGCCAGATTTCTTTAATGATATCTTTTCTTTAAAATCAGCGGAGGCAATATCAGTCTTTGGTGTTTTGTTCTTAGCACCTGATTCTTTCCATATAGGTCCTAAACTAATAGATCCCATACCACGACCAGTTTGTACTAATTGTTTTGCTTTTAGTTGATTATTGAAGTTGGCTGCAATTTTATCAGCAACATCTGTATAGTTACCAAACTTTTCTGCTACTTCAACTGTTGCGGCATCTGTTGATTTTCCGTTGAGTTTATTGTAGGCGTAAACAATAACATCTTCCCATTCCGCACCTGTTGGTGGAGAACCTGAAGCTTTAACATGAGTAAAGGAACTCGATTTAAAACCGGTTGCTCCTTTCATATGTATAACTTTACCGTTTGGTGCTTTTAGATACTTTTCTGCCGGACCATCACCATAAGTATAGTCAGCTTTGGTTGCTGCTATAATCTCAAAGTGATCACCGGGTTTATAACCTAAAGCGGATAGTTCTTTGAAGCCTTTTCCGTTATAAGCAACTTTGTGTCCTATAACATAGTCAGGCTTTAAGAAACTAGCTTCTGCTATAAATGAATTAAAGCTCTTCATGTAATACCTATTAAAATTAATCTATAGAGTTATTTATACAGAAGCTCAAGTTAATGCAACATCTCCAAACACCTTCTGACCTGGTTTGCGTTTGTTCAGCCTCATACCAATGTCGGTCTTATCAAAGACTGGCGAACTATCATCCCAGTTCTTTTTTGCATGTTGCCCACCACCCCCAGATGGAGCCTCGAGATTAATATTCTCTTGGGCAGATTCTTCGAGTTCATATATCTTCATCTTTGCGCGTTCAATACCAACCAGGAATCTTCGATAGTAACTGATGTCTCCCCAACGGTTCTTCAACTGTTTAATCATAAGTTGATTCATTTCGTCAAGATATTCAGAACTGACCAAACCTAATATACAGTCAGCCGTATGAGTAATACCCATTGACTCAGATGTATTTGTTAGATCAACGTCAGAGTTACCATAAGCATCTCGGTTGTATTGAGAAGATGTAACAACTGCACAATTATATTCCATTGCCAATCCACGTACTTCTTCTGCAATAGATTTTACTAAAGTATAACTATTTGCTGCAGCTGCACCTTTTACTCGAGCAGATGAACAGATGTTCAAGTAATCAAGAAAGATAATATCAGGAGCAAAGTTCTTTTTGAGTTTCAATTCGTTAAGCAGATGACGGAAGTGACCACTATGAGCAGAACCTGTTGGAAACTCCTTCACAATCAGTTTACCTGTTGTCTTGCCTTTTAATCGAGCCATTCGTTTTTCAAATACATCACGAGGTATTTCAGCAACTTCGTCGAGAGTAATATCCATAATGTTTGCGTCAATACGACGACCGATTTCTTCTGCAGCCATTTCCATTGTAATGTATAATACATTCTTACCAAACATCAAATGATTTGCTGCCATGTGACATTTAAGTAAAGACTTACCACCACCTGTTGTTGCCAACAAGACAGTCATAGATTTACGAGGTATGCCACCTTTTGTAATTTTGTTTAAGATTTCTATATCGAACGGAATACGTTCTTCTTTGCGATGATAATGTTCATAACGATCGTCAACATCTTCAAGGAAGTCATGACCGACTGATTGGTCAAAGTTGATACCTAATGAATCCGAGAGCAATCCTGGGATTGCCCCCTTATCCATCTGTTCGTTATCTTGACCATCAAGAATCAAAATAGATTTACGTATACTATTATATAGATCTTTGTCTTGACAGAACTTTTCAGTTTCATCGAGCAAAAACTCTAAATTGGTATCCTTATCAATTGACATGCTGTCAACTAACTGGTGTACACCTTGATACGTGTCCTCGTTCAGATCCTTACGTTTATCAACAGCAATCTTTAAAGCTTCAATTGAAGGCGGCTCCTTGTACTTATCAAGGTACTCGGAAGCCGTTTCAAATACTTTACGAAGAACTAGATCATCGAAATATTCATCTTTTAAATACGGATAGACCTTACGGCCAAAGTCCTCATTAAGTATCAGATTCGATAGTATCGTCTTCTCTAGCATTTGCATCTCCCATTACTGCTGCGTTTAATTTAAACTTACGTTCAATGTATTCATTGTATTTAGGACATTTCATGATACGTTCAAAGAATGCATCATCAACCATAATATCCTTAGCTCTACGTTTTGGTTCAAGTACTTCACCAGTATCCATATTGATTTCGTTATACCAGCCTTGAGTTTTAGAATCAAGATGTCCTGACTCCAAAGCCAATTCCATTAACGATGACCATTTCTGAATACCTTTATCAAATAATACAGTGAAAGGAAGTTTTGATTTTTCCTTAACGTATCTTGACTTTTCAATATTAATAGTAAACTTGAAACCTTCTAGATCTTTGCCATCCTTTTGCTGAGCTTTACCAATAATGAATACTTGGTTTGCACTATACATAATACCTGTACCACC